ACTTATACTGAACAGGGAGAGTAGAAACGATGAAACAGTTTCGATTTCATGTTGTGGGATTGCCGCATACGCAAACCAATAAGGTGCATACGGCGTGTGCGTTCACGATCAAGATACTTCGCTTCATTAGGATGATGGCAAGTTTGGGTCATAAGGTTTATCATTATGGTGCGGAAGGCAGCGAAGTATCGGAGTGGGCAGAAGATGTGCCGGTACTCTCACGAAAAGAACAGGAAGGTTGGTTTGGTCCGTTTGATCTGAACAAATTGTACAGTGCAGATTGGACTGGGAATGCGCCATACTGGAAAGCACTGAATGAACGGTCGGTGGCGGAGATTATCAAGCGCAAGCAACCTGGTGATTTTGTTTGTGTCATCATGGGGAGGTTGTGCAAGCCGATAGCGGATGCTGTTGGTCGTGATGTCCTGACAGTCGAGTACGGAATTGGTTATAATGGGCCATTCTCCAATTACAGGGTTTTCGAGTCGTATGCTCACATGCACAAAATCTGGGGAGTCGAGGGAGGCTATGACCCGGATGGCAAGTTTTACGATGTGGTGATTCCGAACTACTTGGACCCCGAGGAGTATCCGTTTGGCGCTGTGAAGCAGGATTACTTCTTGTATCTCGGGCGTCTGGTATCCAGGAAGGGAATCAAGATTGCAGTTGATACTTGCAAACACATCGGTGCGAAACTTGTGTTAGCTGGGCAGGGATGCACAAAAGTGGAGACTGTTGATGGCGTACAACGGATTCATTGTGAGGATAAGGCAGTTTACTCTGGAAATCATCTGGAGTATGTTGGCCCGGTGATCGGTGAGAAGCGTGCTAAGCTGCTTCAGAACGCGAAGGCGGTGTTTGTTCCGACGTATTACATTGAACCATTCGGCACGGTAGCCGTTGAAGCACAGATGGCCGGAACGCCTGTGATTACAACGGATTTCGGAGTATTCCCTGAGACTGTAGAACATGGGAGAACAGGTTTTCGATGCCGTACACTTGACCATTTTGTGTGGGCAGCAAAGCATGTGAGTGAACTTGACCCAAGATACATTCATCAACGTGCCATAGCAAATTGGTCGATGGATCGGGTGCGATGGATGTATCAGGAATACTTCGAGATGCTTGATGACTTGTGGCGAGGTGGTTGGAATGAGATTCACGAAGATCGGCAACAGTTGGATTGGCTGCGCCGTCATTGAGGTGATACATGGCTTTGAATGCAACTTACTACGGTACGCTGGAAGAAGCTGCTGAATACTTTGCCAGCCGACTTCACGAATGGGCATGGTCAGCAGCATCTACTTCAGACCGTACAAAGGCTTTGATTGCGGCTCGTGCCTTGATTGATGGCTTGAATTACAAGGGCTACAAGCATCCGGTCTATATGCTTCTTGAAGCCACCCCGGATGCGGAAATCGAAACGATTCAAGCTGCCGAGGCTACACAGGCCAATGAGTTTCCAAGAGGTGCTGACACAGTAGTCCCGGAAGACATCAGGATTGCTCAGTATGAACTGGCACACAGTCTCTTGGATAACAAAGACCCGGAACTGGAGTTGGAGACTTTGGCAGTGGCGGGCCAGACGTATGGCGGGGTCAAAACGACTTATCAACGGGAACAGGTGCCGATTGAGCACTTGATTAACATGATTCCGAATGCCGTCGCATGGCGTCGGCTACGGCCGTATTTGCGCGACGGCGATGCGGTCAAGATTTCGAGGGTTTCGTAACCCCTACCGTCAGGCATAGCGTGTGCTATGCTTTGTCCGACCGGCAGGCACTAGAGAGCCGGGTGAATCCGTGGGAAACTGGCGTCTCACATAAGGATTCTGGAATGTAACACGCCAGGTAAGAGGTGAACGATGAACGTTCTGTATTTGTGTCGCGGTCGTGTGTCTTGTTTTGAGGGTGAAGGTGCTGGGGCCGGTGCCGGTGACGGTACGGGAAACCCGAATGCTGCGGCTCAGGCTGCCGCTGCGGCTGCTGCGGCTCAGGCCGCTGCGGCTGCGAGTGCTGGTGGCGCTGCTGGTGGTGCCAAGACTACTTTCACACAGGAAGATGTGAACCGGTTTATGGCAGAAGATCGCCGAAAGCATCAAACAGCTTTGGCTCAGATGGAGACGAAGCTGCAAGAGGCCCTCAACGATAAGTCGATGACCGAGGCAACGCGAAAGGCTCTGGAAGAGAACCTGAACGCGATTCAAGGCCAGTTGCGTACCAAGGAACAGCAACTTGCCCACGAGAAGAAGCAGATGGAAGAGGTCCACAACAACGAGACGACCGAATTGAAGAAGAAGGCCGGATTCTGGGAGAACATGTATCGTGAAAGCACGGTAGAGCGGGCGTTGCAAGATGCCGCTGTCAAGGGAGACGCCTTTAACGCCGAACAGATCGTCGTATTGCTGCGGCCGATGACCAAACTGCTGGAAGTTGTGGATGAGAAGACAGGCAAGACAACAGGGAAGTACAAGCCGATGGTCGAGATGAGCGACGTTGATCCCAAGACGGGTGAGCCTGTCCAGATGGTCCGCACACCGGAGGAAGCGGTGAAGCGGATGAAAGAACTGCCCGAGACTTACGGTAATCTGTTCAAGTCAGGTGTCGTGAGTGGCATTGGTGCAGGTGTGGCTACCGGCGGCGCGCCGGGTGGCGGCCGGATTGACGTGCGGAAATTGACTTCGCAGCAATATCGGGAAATCCGTGCGAAGAACCCTGAACTTCTCGGATTGCGACCGAATCGCAAGAAGGTACAACAGCCCTAAGCGATAGGATCGCCGCTTTGTGTCAGGGGTGTTACCTGACTAGATGGATGCTACAGTAGCATCCCGGACGAAACCCTTTCGGAGAAGACACAATGAACAGTTTGTATCTGAACAAGGCCCGTCTCGCCTGCTTCGCCAATGACAACGATGCCTATATCCCGGAGATGTGGGCTCAGGAAGGTCTGGCGATTCTGGAAGAGAACATGGTCATTGCCAACATGGTTCACCGCGACTTTGAGGATGAAGTCAGGAACTTTGGCGATGTGGTCAACACTCGTCGGCCCGGCACCTTCCGTATCAGTCGGAAGAAGGACGGGACGACTCTGACCCAGCAAGACGCCAGCGCGACCAATGTGCAGGTGCCCCTGGATCAGTGGTTCTACACCTCGTTTGTCATCAAGGACGGCGAGGCCAGCAAGTCGTTCCAGGATTTGGTGGACATTTACCTCCGTCCCGGTATGCAGTCCATCGCCCGTGCGGTGGATCGTGCCGTGCTCGGTCGTGTTCACAACTTTCTGCGGGCTCCGGCCAATCGTGTTGGTCGGCTCCAGAATCTCACCAGCGTCAACAGCAAGGACTACTTGCTTGAAGCGCGCGAGGTTCTGAACGTCAACAAGGCCCCAGTGGATGGTCGCAGCCTGGTTTTGGCTCCCGCCAGCGAAACGGCTCTCTTGAAGAACGACATGTTCATCAAGGCCAACGAGCGCGGCGACGGTGGGACAGCCCTGGAGAATGCCGAACTCGGCCGTATCCTCGGGTTTGCTACCTACATGGACCAGAACGTGAATAGCTTGGGTGCTGCCACGATGGTTGGGCAGGTTGCGGAAGGCACGATCACCAACGCTCTTGCGGCTGGTGCTGGTGGTTCGCAGGATTGCACCTTGACTGGGTACGTGGCGAAGATCGGTGAGTTTGCTACAGTCGCCGGCAACGACCAACCCACTCACCTCACGGCCGTAACGACTGGTGGTGGCAACACTACAGCCGTCACCATGAACGAGGTGAACAAGTACGCGACTCTCGGCGCGGCTGTGCTGACGGTCTACAAGTCGTGCGACGTGAAGGGTGACTATGCGGCTGGCTACAGCGAGGCTATCATTGTGGACGGCTGGACGGTTGCTCCGCAGGTCGGTCAGTTGGTGGCTTTCGGAACGAGCACGGCTCGCCGGAACTACACGGTCATCGAAAGCTGGCTGTCGGCTGGTGGCGAACAGTCCATCATCTTGGACCGGCCGCTTGAAGTGGCTCTCGCCAATAACGACTTCTGCTTCCCCGGCCCGGCTGGCGTGCTGAACCTGGCTTTCCATCGGGACTGCCTGGCTCTCGTCACCCGTCCCTTGGCGGTGCCGAATGGCGCGATGGGCGTGCTCAGCCACGTCGGCGCGTACAACAACATCGCCATGAGGGTGTCGATGCAGTACGACATTCAGGAGGGCGGCACGGTGGTCAACCTGGACATCCTCGCGGGTGTCGCGGTTCTGGACGTGAACCTGGCCGTTGTTCTGCTCGGCTAATTCAGCCGGCACATTGTTGCTCGTAACGGTCTGCCTTCCCGGAGCATATCTGGGAAGGCGGCCTTCTGTCACGTAAACAACTGGAGGCTGCTATGGATTGGGACACTGCGTTACAACTGGTGAAGCAGTACGGGCCTCTGGTCCTGATGATGGCTTTTCTGCTGTGGCAAGGCTGGATGCGTGAGTGCCGACTTGGAAATCGCATCAACAAATTGGAAGATGAACAGCGAAAAGTGCTCCTACCGCTTGTGAGAAAGTGTACGAAAGTGATTACTCGAAATACACTCATCATGCGGCGGTTGGAGAGGGCGTTGGATGAGCGTTGGGGTCGTCCTGAACAGTTAAATGGATAAGATAGGGTCTTGCCATGCAACCGCATCAATACTTCCTGAATCGTCAGATGCAGGTCGCGCTATATGCACTGAAGCGGCAGTATGGTGGTCCTATTGTGATCTACCGGTTACTTTCGTCCGCAGTTGATCTGAAGACGGGAGTAGCTGCTACTGAGACGTTCGCTACACGTATTAAACGGGCAATTGTGTTGCCTGTTACGATGACACGTGAAGTTGTG